GTTTCCCAGTCACGATCCAGGGGTGTCCAGGTTTGTCTAATTCTTCGTACGATCGCTCATGTATTTGGCACGCACCCAACAAGAAATTGGACAAAACCTCATCCATGTCACAATAAATTTGGTCTATTTTCACGCGTATTCTCCCAAATCTAAAATATTTTCGAATTTTCTTCGGATTGGCTATTGCAATCAGTTGTTATTTGCCAATAATGGAACATGTCAGACGACATTAACCACTTTCACTTTAAAGGAGCTTACCATGGCTACGACAACGAAAACGAAAAAGACTACCAAAACGACTAAGGCGAGCAAAGCAACAAACAAGAAGCCAGCTCGAAAGATTCTCAAGAAAAAGTCTTCGGCTAAGAAGGCAGCACCGAAAGCCCGAACGAAGTCAGCCCGAACACCTTCTAGCGGCGAACTCAACGGGTCACAAGTGAAACTGCTTCTCACTTTGGGTAAGTCGAAGAAAGAGATGGACAGAAAGCAGCTAAGTGCTAAGACAGGTATCAACAAAGGGTTTAGCCGACTTCTTGGAGCAGCGACGAAGGATGCTAACGGCGTACATGGTTCTTCCAGCCTTATCGGTTTGGGGTTTGTCAAAGCTGAAAAGCACGAAGACTCTCGAACCCTCACATACGCTTTGACTGCTAAAGGACGAAAGAAGTTCCAGCAACTTTCAAAGTAGTTCACGTTTTCTAACCTTCTAAACAGCACCGGATTTCTTTCGGTGCTTTTTTATTTGCTGTACGATCTGCTTCATAGGATCTTTGTGGTTCAGAATTAGAACCTTGTGACCTTCATCAATCATACGACCTTTAGTAGTATTCCAGATTCGATGGTAATCACTACGAAGCCACTTTTCGTTAAGCGGTTTTGTATTGCCTCGTTCTAGCCTTCGTGCTTGCACTCTAAATATGCACGTGTCTAAAGGGGTGTCAAGAAAGCAGAATCGATAATCTTCCAGTTCGGTCGCTAGATCATGATACCTCTGAAACGTATGAGACATCATGATTCCTTCAGCGATTACGATACTGAAGTTGTCATTTAGCAAACGTATCCTACCCTCTATCTCGTCGGCAGACTTTATTGTGTCGGTCCCACCACAAACACGTTTGTATCTGCCTGCTACAGCTAAATTGAATCTAGGTATCCAATGACCTATGAGATTGTCTTCCTCGTCGTACACGTCCTCATTGCCAAATCTAGACAGTAATCGGTGTACGATAGTTGATTTCCCCGAACCATTTGTTCCTCGAATGTCAAGAATCATGATTTCCTCAGGGACCTAGTAAACTGTTTCAAAGTCAAACTTAATGTAGCTCGTTTAGGCTCATAAGAAGTTAGCACAGTAGGTTGTGTGAAGAGTACAACAGGATCCAGAATAAATACAGGCGGATGTTTGGTGTATTCAATGTCTCTCCACCATTTTGGAATTTTACCGTCTAATCTAATACTCACACTACCTGGAGATTTCGAATAGTATTCCAAACTTCTTGTGTGATTTTTAGGCTTTACGAAGTTTTCATGGTTGAATACCTGTTCACCACTCAGCACAGCTTTCGGCTTGTATAGATCTCCTCTAGGGTCTTTGTTTGCTTGTTTAGCTTTGAATGCTTCCTTGTTATTTCTTTTCAACCACCTACTTAGATCGTAGTTACTTTTGAATAGCTTTTTGATTTTCCCACAAAACAGCACAGCATTGTTTAGAGCTGCAGGACATAACCCTGCGATCCACATATCAGACCAATCGTTATTGAAGGTACGCATGTGGTGTTTGCAGGTTGCAAAAGTTGTAAGCCCGCCTTGCCAATTAGGACTACTCCTAGTTTGCTGTAAAGTCTTACCTAGGAATATCTCATGTTGCGTATACAAGTACAACTTTTGGTCGGACTTTTGACTTTTTAAAAACCTATAATCGTCCAACCAAATTCCATTCGGATTTTCCCCGACATCATAAGAACTAAAAGACTGATGATCCATTTTCAAACCCCTTGGTACTTCTGTTTAGCCCTGCCACCATCCAGACAACGCTCGTACTTCCACATTTCACAAAATGTGTTCTGAACGTCGATCGCTTCGAGTCTCTTGGCAATTTTCGGTAGTTTCTTCTTGACAAGATTGATCGCATCAGTCAATTCTGATGTAAACTGTTCTTGTCGAAGCGGGTATTCGACGTAGCGACCCATAAAACGGTTCATACCGCGTCGTGAACCAGGCCCTATAGCCGCCCAAACCTTTCGGTCTCTGAAACTACCCGATGTCGCCCAACGCACGTCAGCGGCGATTTGCCCCGCCATAAACGAGCCAATACCGGTCATACCCATTAACCATTCGATACATCGCTGTGTTGTTTGGCTTCTTGTCGTCAAATCGAATACAGAAACCCTACTAATGGGGTCTAGCACACACCTTACAACACCTTCTACCTTGTCTGGTGTCGAATACTTGCCGGTGATGATGTATGCCCCGTTGAATACTGGTTGACTCTGTTTGAGTTTTCTTGCTCGGTCAATGACTCTTTGTGGTCGCCACTTGTTTGGAAACCCAACGTATTCCAACGTTTCTGGTTTGTTGAAATGTCGAGCCATCGCACAAGCCAACAACATGTTCGGATGATCATAGTAAGGTTCGTACCAGTTCTTCAACAACCACTGACTTACCTTGTCATCCATACGTCTGACATTGCAATATCTGTATGATTGCAAAATTTCGTCATCTGTCCAAGGTCTTGGTTTGTTAGCTTTCTTCTTTAGTCGGATCTGTTCACGCTCTTTGATCCAGTAAAGCCAACGATCTTGAACAGGGAGTTTTTTGACGTGTTTAATTAACATCTATTTTCCAGTCAGTACCTGATTTCTCAATTACAACCCTACTAGTCAACGTGCTGTCGTTCATACTTGCAACCCCTTCACTCCTCTTTGCTTGAAAATGATCTCACTCATCTTCAATACCCCACCTTCTTTGTATCGACTTGAGCAACGTGTTCTCTCGTTCTATTTGACCTTTCTGTTCTACTAAAATAGAGGTCTGAACTTTTACAACGTTCGTAAGTTCTTCCGTAAGAGATTCCACCTTGTTTTCAAGTTGTTCTACTCTGTCGTTAAGGTTTTTACTTGTAGATGTACAACTATCAACCACAACTAAGAATCCCATAAGAACGAAAAACACAAGGTACAAAAAGTTAGATTCGTCTGTCATATTGCAACCCCTCCACTCCAATTGTGTTCGTGATAGTCGATTCCGCACGTTAAAGGTACTCGAACTGCATCACCAATACTAGCCATAACCTTAGCAACTACTTTAGCTCTTTTTCTATTTGCTAGATTTGGTTTGTAAGGCATCTGTAGGACTAACTCGTCATGAACTTGTAAAGCTATTGAATACTTTTTGGTTCTTCGTTTTCGATTCCAAAGTTGAAACAGGTCTTCAACCTTAGTCATCGCTCGAATCATAATCCAGCAAGCCGTACCTTGTACGTGATAAGATAAAGGTTGTGTTGGTTTGATTCTGTTGAACGACTTTCTAAGCCATAGAGGATAGCCCCGTTCGGGGTCCACCTCGTAATCAATCATGGTCTCGATGTAACCTTTTTGGTTCGCCATAGAAACCCAATGATTGTTATAGTCAGTCAATCGGTTGAATGCTGACTTCAGAGCTTTGTATGCACCCTTGCGGTGTGCTGTAGCGTCTGTTTTCTTTTGCCCTGCCCCGTATTGAATAGCAAACCCGGTGTTCTTACACCAACGATAGTAAGTAGCTTTCAATTCCTCTTTGACGTACTCACCTACACCTTCCTCCCCATGCTCTTTCAATGCTGCTTGCCATATTTCAGGATAAATCTTACTGAAGTTTAGCAAGTGGTTTGATCCATAGTACGGGGCTGCATCTGGTTGTTCAAATAGCTCAATCATCTGCGTTTCTTCTGCACCATAAGCAGGTATACGCAGCTCTAGATTGTTGTAGTCGATAGCCCACCATTCGTATCCTGGGGGAGGGCCGAAACAGTACCGCAAGTTGAATCCCTTCTTCTTGCTGATATTCTGCTCGTTAGGATTCTTACTAGAACAGCGTAATGTGTCGGTACCTGTCGGGTTCAACTTTGGGTAGATGTGAAAGCCGGCAGGTGTAGGAAGCATAAAACGCCTATACCCATCCATATAGCTTCTGGCGGTAATTCTACTGCTGCGATCGGTCAAGTTCTTGATGAATTCGATTTGTGTTTCGTCTTCTAACTGTTCGGTATAAGATTGTAGCGTCTCGCTGTCCATACCTGGTTCGCCAGTTTTGGTAGTTTTGATTACATCGATACCCCAATGACCGAATAAAAACTCCTTTAGGCTGTTGTTAGTTGTTCCTTTGGGTATCTTGAGATCTTCAAACCCCGCTTCTTTTGCTATTTCGTAATTGCGTGCTTCTAGCTGTTTGATCTCTTGGTCATACTCCTCATACAGTTGGTCAGTACGTTCTGGATCGATATGAACCCCTCGTGATTCCATACCGTAGATAATTGGTAAAATCTTCATACGCTCCTTGTAGATCTTCCATAGATTGCGTTCTTCTAAAATCTCTCTGATTTTCAACCAGATTAGGATAGTAGATTCACTATCTACGTTAGCGTAGTCAGATGTTAGAGTCCACCACTTGTGATCTTCTTCGTACTCTAACTTAGTTGCGAGCGTACGCAGTAACCAACAATCTAGTTTCCACGTCTTCTCTTTGGCTGAAGGCATATCTGGTTGATCATCATTTGCCAAACGCCACTTAGGAAACTTTCTACGTACTAAGTTCCTAGCCTTCTGTGTAGCCTTCTCCATTTTGGCTTCATAAGTTGAAATGTCCAAACCAAGATAACGTACAGCAAGCGTGGTCAAGTCTTTGGGCAAGTAACTACAGAGGAGGTGGGCTGCGATTAGGGTATCGTGTTCTTCCTGCCATATAGGTCCTATGCCTATTGTCTCCAGAGCACGTACGTCGAAGTTTCTGTTTTGAAAGACTACTGTTTCACCTTCGATTCTTTCTTTGATTTCTTCGATGTCTCGTTTTGGAATGAAAGGCTTTCGCGTTCTTGGGTTTACTTGCCATTCCCACCACTCCACGTTTGAGTCTTCATCACAGATAGTAACCAGGTAAGGTCTTGAACCGTGTTGGAAATCGACTCCAGTAGTCTCAGTATCCAGAGCTATCATAGCTTAGCCTTTTTGATATGTTCTTCTGCTGCTGTTAGATTCTTTTTAAGACAACTAATACACAACATGCAGGTGCTACTAGTGTAATTGAGTTCTTCTCCACACTCTATTAATAACTCTGAAGGAATCCCACATTGATCACAAGATTCCTCTAAAGTCCAAGAATTGTTCCCTATGATTCTATCTACGTCATCAGGATCTGGAGTTTTACCTAATCTCACCAACCCTCTGTAAATCTTAAGATCTCTGTTGGGATACCGGTTTTTCCACGCTTTAGCAGTTGCAGCTGCTTTCATAGCTCTTGTGACGATTCTGGTCATTTCAGTAACCCTCTCTTGTCGACGCAAATACAATTGCGACCTTTAGAGTTTTTGCCGGTGTCCATACAAGCAATACAACTAACCGTTTTCTTACCGCCTAATTGCACCCATACACCAGACTTGTTTTTTACAAACTTGGGTTTGGGTTTTCGTTTCTTCTTTGCCATAAGATCCACCTATAAAAACAGCCAACCAAGAACCTGATATACTTGGTTGGCTGACCACCCATACTCTAGCAACAAGCTAGAACCCTTAGAGTTTCACGGACATGATTAAACAAGGGTCAAGGTAGGTTTACTCATCGTACTGCAGCTTATCCCATGGGACTTTTTGGTACTTAGTACCTTCCTCGTCTTCGACCGTACAGATCTGTGATTTCTTGTTCACTGTCTTAACGGTGACTAGAATTGCTTTCCGTTTCTTCGGAGGTTTGTAATACCAATTTTCTCCCTTCGATGGTTCTTCTATTTCTTCCTCCTCATCTTCCTCTTCATCATCAGCTTCATCTTCCTCTTCATCCTCCTCTTCTGTTTCATCCTCTTCCTCTTCTACCTCGTCATCTTCGTCTTCGTCTTCTTCATCGTCTAATTCTTCTTCATACTCTTCTTCCTCCTCGTCGTCTTCTTCCTCTTCTGTATCGTCATCGACATCTTCATCGTCTTCAGGTACGAAATCTTCGACGTGTTTGTGCCAGTTTTCCCACACCCCGGTTACTTTGGTTTTGTCCTTACGGTCGTACTGTGCTGACGTTGTGAATGTGAAGTAATGGCCTTCCTCTACGCACTCTTCTAGAAACGCTTCGATATCCTCTTCTGCTTCTGACGTGTCATAGCCGATAGCCCGTAAACGACCTAGAGCACGGTTAACTTGCTCTTCTACGTCTCGTGATTCACCGTTGGACAACTCTACTTCATGTAGTTTCATCATTAGGGAAGTGTACTGACCGACATAGTCCATCCCATCGACTTTATTAGCTTGTACAATGACTCCCTCCAATCTCATGTACAATTCACCTTTGTTGTCCCCACTCTTATACTCGTCGATCTTTGCTGCTGTGAATTGTGCAATTCCTTTTAGATCCGGTGGTAAATCCATACGACCACCGAAAGTTTCTGTTGAGTCTTTTACTTTTGACATGGCCTTGTTGACTTTGGCCATCTTTGACTTCATTGATCCTGCTGCTTTTCGTTTTGCCATCTTTTAAATAGCTCCTCTAGGGTTTGTGTTTGTAAGAGGTTATTATACCTCTTTATTGATTCTCAAGTTGTTCAGGTAGTAGACCGTTTTCTTCCAACCTCTTTTTCAGCACTAAGTTTTTAGATAGGTGTCTACTAGACAAGATTTTGTAATTCTTTGGTGCAGTGATAACTAAATCTGTTCGTGCTTTTGCTCTAATCGCTATTTCATTTCCTACGTACAGCACCTCCCCGACGTTTGGTCTTAACGTTCTTACTAGTGTTCCGTTTTGGTTGCTCATCAGTGTACCTACCTTCAATGACATCCATGATTTTTTCAAAACTCGGATCCACAATTACACTGGGTTTCTTGAAATCCTTAGGCACTCGAAACTTCGTTGTATAAATATCATGTGGTGCGGTTCTCAGACAGTATTCAAATTCATCCTTTACCCTTCTGGTTTTAGTTATGGTTTTCTTTTTCAGTTTGCTTGTTATGGTCTCCGTTTTTGGGCGTATTAGGGTCTCAACAATTTGATTCGCTGCAGGATTCAACCAAGTCACAACAGACTTAGACAAGGCTGCACCAATGCTAGGTTGAATTAGGCTATCGTCATCTACCTCATCGATATCGAACTCTGCTTCTTGGGCTACGATTACAACATGCTTACCGCTAATGTCAAACAAGGAACGTAAATACGTTTTCATGTTTAGCGATCTCTCACCGTAATCATCCCTTGAAGCCATACCCCAGTCTTTCTGTTCTGGGAGAGAGTCTAGCCCTAGAATTTCAGCTAGCCTCTTGTCCTGCAAATCAGACGCGTGATCCAGCACTACAGTCTTGTACTTGTCATCCTCATTCAGCTCTTCAGACAACCCTAAGATGTCATCGCAGTTTTGAAGATCGTAACGTTTGATCTGTTTCTTTGCTTCAGGATCGATTGATAGCCCTTCACCGGCATTCTTTCCCCCAGAACATATGATAGCGAATATTGGTTTGGGGAATGTGGACCATAGCGTGGTCTTTCCCGTACCTGACCTACCATAGACAACCATTCGTAGAAACTCTTCTTCTTCGAATGCTCCGGCTTGATCCATCAATCTACTGCTGGGCTTCTTTCTGGTTCGTTTCTTCGCCGGTTTCTGTCGTGTTACTTTTGCCAAAGTGTTCTTCCTTTTAAATTTCGAAAATGTCTTTAAAGGATTTTACTGCTCCCTTACTTGCGTCTCGACCGTTGTCGTACCCCTTATCGTAGAATTGTTTTACTAGCCGCTTAAGATTGTCTGCAGTTATCTCTATTTTAGTTTCGGGGTTAGCTAGTCTGTTGTCCTTTTTGGTCAGCTGTTCCCATAGGGATTTGAACATCATCCTACTACCTTTTACCTCCAAAAAGCACAACCCTACCCGCTTCGAACGATACTGACACTAGTATGGTTAACCCTGACTACAACGAGTAGTACAGGAAGTAGGGTTGTGCATGGTTCATTTGTTAAAACCTAGTTCGGGGAACAGATCAAGCACTCTTTCTAAACCTACAGTTGATTCGGTGCGTAGGTATTCGTCGACGTCTGCCCCATACCCTTCACGCACGTTGTTATAAGTCCCATAGGGAAGACGGTAGTTTTGGACGCCAGCAGTTACAAGACCCTTTGGCCGATGATTCGTAACCTTATAATACCAATCACAAATCTCTTCCAAACAAGGAGTTAAGAATGTGTTCTTGAACTTGTCGACGTCTGATTGATTTATATGGACTTCAAACCGAGTGTAGTATTCATCCTTGTGCTCTTCTAGCACTTCTTCAAGACGCTCATAGTATTCCTTTAGCGTATCGTTTTTTCGTTGTCGAATCTGACCCTTTGCACCCCCTCCCAACGGTCGTCTGATTACATTATACCTAATTCGATTGAGTTTCGCTGGTAGTTCGATCTCACCTCTTTGCTCCATGATTTGGCAAGCGATGAAGTACATCATAGTTTGGAGATCAAACGTCAAATCTTGTTGTAGTTTCAATTCATTATAACTACCCCGTGCTTTGTTCTCTTTCATCGCACAGTAAGCATTACGACCCTTCCCGATAGTATCCAACCCGTCAATCTTACCGCGAAGAATAACAGTCCGACCACTCGGCAGATCATACGGAACACCAAACTCTTGTTCATAAGAAATTGGAACCCTCTTTTTCTCATCCTTGTGTTGCTTCCAGTACTTTAGATAGATCGGATATTGGATTTTGCAAATACGATACCACTTATCTACATCTTTCTGTTCGTTTGGGTATTGCCTGCACAGATCTGCACAATACTGACGTAAGGGCTTTTGCCAATCTTCGCCCACACCGTGGTATTCTTCGCAAAGGTGAATCATATTACCGTATTCTAACGGTACTCGAAAGCCCTCGTTTGGTCTGAAACCTTCAATCACTCGAACTCTAAACCGTTCTTTGCAAACCAAATACCTACCTATCATCGATTGAGTGATACCGTCTACTTCTGGACCTTTCCATACAGGTGCTCTTCTCTTTGATCTAGTTGCTTTCTTAAACAACTTGTTTGCTCGTTTCTTTACAGTCGTTGGCATAACTCACCTATTTAGAATGGAATGATCTCTTCCCAAGTCTCACGCAACTTGGCAACACAACGCTCTATATTGAGCTGTCTTACTGTGTCATCCAACCTTAGGATATAAGCGGGATGGGGAAGCTCTAAAATTTCTGACTCGTGACTACTGTAATTATACACGTAATCTTCGAAGTACTTTTTCGGAATCTTACCTAGTAGGACTGTTAATGTCGGCTTTGCAATTTCGTAAATCTCAAGAACCCTATCCGAACACTCTATGATGTCCTCCTTCTCTGGTTCTTTGACCTTGACCCCATCTTCCCCTATGGGAATACAACTGATCATGTTGGTGTACCCCCTCTTTGTCAGAGGAGGGATTGATTGCTCTATAATGAAATCCAACATTCTACCAGCAGGACCAGTGAATGGTTTACCTAACGTGTTCTCTGATCTTCCTGGAGCTTCCCCAAGTAGTAGAACATCACAAGGAAGGGATCCCCTATACAGCACGGTGTTTCGTCTTGTTTGGCATAAATCACACCGGTCACAATCGGACCACCTTTGTTTGTGCTTCTGCCATCTACTCATAGTGCTCTCAGTTCTGGTATTAGTTCTTCGATTTTAATCGTTGGCCTCATTCCGTAATGCCTGTACAAATCATCTATGTCCTTCATGTAATTTCCGAACGATCTAGGCTCTAGATCTTTCATTTCGAATACTTCTTTAATGATCTCTTTTAGTAAGGATTCGGTTACTGTCTCTTTTTGCATCCTTGCGTACATTCGCACTACTACTGTGTTCTTGAAATTTGTCATTGAGACTTCCTCCATCTAAGAGCACATTGAATTCCATCGACCTTAAACCATTTAAGGATCTCAGGAGTGTAAGTTGGATATTTAATAATTTCGATAGTCTTATTGCCAAACGGGAATGAGTTGACCACTACATTTGTGATCACTGGCGTAGGAATAGGAATTGGTTCTGGACTTGGAAGGTTCGTTCTATTGTAACCTATCTCTAACATACCCTTGATGTCAGCTTCAGTAACCTTTCCCAACCGTTCTTGGCCTGCTTTGTGGATTACTGGGTTCATCATTGCATCAGGTTCCATGATATGATTCATTCCTAAGGCATGACCTAATTCGTGTGTCAAGGTAGCAACGAACTTGCCCTTGTTCCAATTGTGTTTAGTAGAAATCCATCCCTTTAGACTTTGTTGGCATGTTCCTCTTGAGAGTTGGTGTCTACCTAGTACGTTATCAGGCAAAACCGAAGAACTCGTAATGAAGATACCGTCTGGCCCTAGGTAATTATCCAGTTTAAATTTCACATCAATTGCTTCTGTCCAGTTTCTGAAGGCTATTGAAAATAGCTGATCATAGATAGGACGTATATCAGACCAATTTAATCCCTTCAGAGAGTAATGGATTTTGATACTGTTTCGACAGCTTTCAGGCCAAGCTGTTTTAGTGGCTTGCACAAGTTCTGGATGTTGATAGTCAGGGCAACCACAGCGAGGTTGTTTAAGCAACTGCTTAGTAAGATCATATGGAGTACCTATGAATTTTGCAAGTTTTTTAGAGTCATAGAAATCATAGTTTAGTTGATACCGCATCACTGCTTGTTGAACAACCGAATCGTACCTTCTTAACTTCGGTAGGTCTTTCTCTTCTACAAGAGTGATTTTTAGAGCCTCAGGACAGAAGAAGTATCCATAGTCCCACAATTTTTGAATGTAATTTCTAGTCATCCCACTCTTCCTCTTCTTCAATTGGAACTGCTTTGATCAAATCACCTGGTCTTAAACAAGCTTTATGAATACTCTCATTAATCCCATCTGTATTACAAATGTCTATAGAATCTTCATGAGATTTAGGTTTTCCGCAACGCTCACAGATAAGCACCATAGGATCTTCGGTAGCTTGCTCATAAACCAATAAACAATCCAAACAAAAAAGCTCTACAAGACTTACAGTCCTTTGAAGACTGATCTGTTTCTGAGATCCTGCTTTGTTTAACTCTTTATTACGGAATGAAGAACACCTAGGGCATTCTTTTGAACGTTGCTTTTTCTTTTTTGGTATTGGCATTATAAGTTACTCTTTTCGCTGTCTAAGTTGTTACATTCATGAATCGCGAGAATGTTCGAAGCAAAGCGAACCCACCATGATTCTCCGAACTTATCTACAGGGTTGACTCCGTCCTCTTCTCTAAACAGAGACCTAGCCTCAAATTGATACGTGGTCGAAACAAATCGTACTAATTCCTTTTCCGCTCTTTCATGATTCTTGACCAGGCTGTTTAAGACTTTTATGTTTTTCATAGATTACTCCTTTTAGACCACTCTGCGATCAACAAGCCATCAGCATCGCCATGTCTCTCAATGTCTTTCCTGAGGAAGGGGTACAGCCGCTTACCGATTTGAACACTTAACTTTTTCATCTCTGCCGCCCCTCTGGATTTTCTTTTGAGTGTTTGTTCCCCTTTAGATTTCTTCTTTGCTCTTGGTTTTGGTAATAGCATTTTCTGCCATTCGTTGGAAGACGTGAACTCTTTAGGAAGATCCAACTCATCTAAGACTATCAAAACCGCTTCATGTGCTCTATGAGCTGATATCGATGTTTTCCAAAGTTTAGGATTAGAGAGGGGATTCTCTACAACTACCTTAGCTTCTCTGCCACTAGTCAGACCTTCTAGCAGATAGAATAGCTTACTTGTATCAACCCTAGTCACGTTACTAGTCTTGCTTTTGTGGTAGTCTAACTCAGAAAATGTTGGAGTTTTAATGAAGCCAGTTTCTGCTCCTACCCATCCGATTGACCCGCTGACCCCGTTGTCGATACCTATCCAAATTTTAGCCATGGAATTGCTTTTCTTTGTCTTTCAATTGTTGGAGTTGATTTTTTGTAATACAACCTTGTATTCCCGTTACTTCTGCTTCCTCTAATGAGTATTTTTGAGGTTCAGAAAGTTCACCTTCTTCAGTTTCAGCCACAATAACATTCACTTTCCCCTTATGAACCCCTAAAGCTAAAGAGTTGTCTAGTTGTTTCTTCATGTCCTCTTCATTGACCGCTTCGTAGCGAACAATTCTGTATTGATAAATCATACCCCAAGTACCTCACATAAAAGTTTGGAAAAACAGAAAGTGTTCATGAAAAGAATAAGAAAGAACACCAATCGCAATAGAGGATCTAAATCAAAGTCGGCGGCGTACCATCCCGATACGAGAGCGGCAATAAGATTAAAGTAGCAAACCACACTTCTAAGTTTATTTAGATTCATTCTTCTCAATCTCCGATTTCTTCCACAACCAGTAGAAAAATTCTATCAGCATCTCTCTACCCTCAGTAGTTTCAAGATAGTCATAGTAATCATATGGGTAAGATCCATAAGTTTCGAATCGTTCTTGTATGCCCTCTTGATAGAGATTCCAATCGTCTGGAGATTGATCAAATATTTGCTTATTGACGCGAACTGCGGCTATAACGACAGAAGGTCATCCATACTCCAACGCACACTCACGACTTACAACAGTTTCATCCTCTTTACCACCTCTTAATAACGAGGAATCATCCTTGTCAGTCCAACGTTCAATACCCGCTTTAATCAGCTTGAATTCTTTTTCCGTGATCTGAAGCATCTGACTTATACCTGAGTTAATTCCATAGCAACGAATTGACCCAGAGGTATTTCAGTCTCAGACCGTTCTAAGCTCTCAAGATTCAGCACTTCTACGTGCAGAGTGTGATTCTTGTCTAATCGCTTGATCTTCCACAGTGCTGTTTTACTATGAGCCAAGAAAACACCGCCTACGGGTGTGCGGGGGTCAAGTAGGGTAGGTTCATTATCGGTCATTGATTCGCACCTTTATTTTGGTTTTGGTTTGTTCCAGTATTGAGCAACAAAGGCCCTCTTTACTAATTCGATTGCGTAACTGCTGAGCCATACACAACGTCGTCACTTTGAAGTCTTTACCTTTAACGATTGTGAACGCTTTTCGATTATTGAGCCACTTAGCCCAAGGGTACTTTCGGTTTCGGGGGTTTGCCATTTCTTCTCTTTGGTTTCAATTCTAGCCCGTGAGTACCCTGTTATTATAACTTGAAATCGTTCTTGGGTTTGCCAATTAGCCGTTGTGTTGACGGTTCATTAGTTGTTCTCCTGTTTGATGACTCGATCTACAGCGTGCCACCCTCTCTTTAGTTGTTTAGCAATCTCACCGGACTTCATACCTTGTTTGGACATTTTCAGAATGAGTTGCTTTTCTTCTTCATGAATTCTACCTCTAGGATTGTGACCTCTGATCTCTCGAAACTTCTTTGCTTCTTCCAATAGGATGGTGGTCTCGTTAATGATCGTTGGTTTAACCTCGATATCAATGTTGTTATTGTTATTTATTACCGTATCAGGTTTCTGGGGAGAACTTGGTGCGGCCTCTCGATCGCGGTCAGCTAAAAGCAAATCAGCAACAACCTTTTTGATCACGTTGTTGTCTGCCACTTCCATAGAAAGAATTTCATTGAGAAGAGTTGGCGTCAGCTTGTGCATAGGCTTCATGAAGTTTCGGCCTAGCTGCCACCAGATGCGTACAAGATGTACGTTGTCAGCTGTTAAGTGGTCTAGATTAGGTGCTAGATCTTCAGAGTCTAGTAGTTCCCAATCAGTGAAGTCTTGTAGTAATTCACCTTCAGGTGTGTAGATCTTGCCAGGGTTCTTTGTTCCGGACTTGGATTCTTGTTTTCGTTTTCTAGCTGCGTCCAACTTCTTCTTGACAGATTGCAAGTATCGACGACGAAACTTAACAGATAAGCTCATATGGTTGATCCTCATTGTGGATGAAATAGAAAAGCTCTTTGTCGAGGATTGAAGGTGCAACGATCAATCAGGCAAGAAGCCTTAAGAATCTATCAACCCTCGACAAAGAGCTTTCATCGTTGCCCCCGTAGTATAACCTAAAACGGTGAATTACGAATACCCCCCTAATAGGTTCTCTGCCTGGCTGTTGGGGTAATATTACTAGTTTGGTAAAGATTGAGCGAAAACAACGACGCCTCGCGTACGCACGCGGTAGTTCTATAGAACCTATATAAGAGAGAAGGTCAGACCAACCCAATTCAATTCAATAAGTAAAGACGTTACATGATGTTGATCTTTAGACGTCTTTAGTGGTCTTTACGTCTTTAGACGTCTTTAGAAACAGAGCAGTGATGGACTACACACACCCTTCGCCATTTCAGATTTGTTTTTCAAATTACGATCCACACCCATTTTCACTACCTATAGGGGGTGGGTTGGATCTTTTTCTAGAGCGTCGATCGAAGATCCACAACAGAATCGGTGGGGCTGCTAGATTATTTCACCCCAGAAAACTGCAGTTATTATGCAGTTATTATAAGAATCTGAGAAAACTTTCAAAATTCTCAACCGCTGCTATTTACAGCCTACCGATCAGTTATTATATTGGGCCTTATCAGAAGCAACGATACTCAAACCGAAAGCAAAACGATGACTAAGAAAGCCCGAACCATTTTAGCTCTTGGGTTAGTACCACCAGCCAAGCGAGAAGTAACTACACTAGTCACTCGACCACGAGGATCATGGAAATGGCAAGATGCATTCGCAATCAGCACATACCAACTCACAGTTGGTCATATGGGCGAAGCCATTTACAAGTTTGTGGGTCGTTCAGCTAAGTTTTCAGAACCTCAACTTAAGAGATACGGAATTGTTTGGGACCAAGTAGGCCGACCTAAGGTATGAACCTTTTCTACTCAAGCCGAAAGCGAAACGATGAAAGTGACCGTAGAGTATGAAGACCAAGGGGAAACGGTTCAGGGAGTTCTCAACTATGAGAGAGAACAAGACACCATAGTTAAATTTACATGGTATGATGGTTATTGGAGTTTCGGAGTTAGACAAGATGGCTGGGTTGACTGGAAAGATACTCTGATGGATGACGATCTTAGTATGCAAGACCTATTGGAATCCATTATTTTTGGGGCTCAGTGAACCTTTTCTAGCCTTCAGTGTCGTTGCAAAGAAAAACCAAATTTGGGAGAAATTATGGACACAATTAAGCTGAAAGACCTAGCAGACTTCGCAGAGTCGCTGGGAGATACTGAGATAGACATCAATGATGGGGGTAGATGACTGACTGCGAGATACTGCATCAACCAGTTAGGTTGGGAAAATGTTTTGGCACAGTTTGATTTTGTTATGAAGCATGGGGTGAAAATGACTACGATCTGTATTCCAAAAGCTTATGCCAATTGGAATAGACATTTGTTAAAAGATGAAATGCAAGACAGTATCTTCACCGGTACTGAACTAGCCCACATCATTAGGGATCAACTAATGACGGAAGAGGATTGGGAAGATGATTAGATTTTCACAGCAAGACGTAGATGGCGTCAAGGCTCGATACTGGCCTAATCTACCACTAACCTTAGGTGCAATGGCTAAGTTAGTCAGAGACAATTATGATCTGATCTATGAAAACCCTGATGTTGAATCGGAGAATCAAATACTGACCAAGTACACATTATTCGCTTTATGCATTCTTGGTCATAGAGAGTATGTTTCGGATGAGCCCACTTACAAAGTAATTGAAAGGTAAGACAATGGTACGCGTAATCACATCGGAAGCTGTTGGCGGTTCATTTGCTATTTATGACGCTGACGTAGCTGAATGGTATGGACAACCAGAACAAGAACTAGAACCAACCAAGGAAGACATTGTAGTCCAAGTAATCGAAGTGGAGATTGAATTACTATGATTGAAGTAAAAGTAGATAAAGAATCAAAGCGAATGGGATATCCTATGCTCATGTCTAGTACTAAGGGATCGGGTTTGGTAGTATTATTTACTTCTAAAGATGTTGGGACTGTAATAGATCCAGGATCTAGCGGTCACAATGTGGGTTGTCATCGTGATTATTGGAGTGATGATTTTACTCCTTTGTCAACAGACGAATTAATCGTACTTAGGAATAAAAAATGAGCACAACAACTAAACAGAAACGACGTAAGAAGAGTGTGGAGCAAGTAGCTGCAGGGCGTAAAGTGGTTTACAAGAATCCTGGTGTCAAACACTATGGTGGAGCTAAGCAAGACCGACTCAATATAGATGATGCCAAAAAGCTACTAGGCTATATTGAGGAACCAGAGGATGGTAATTGGGGTAGGGATTATCTATTCAAGAATCCCATCACGAGCGTACGCGTACGTTGCGTACATAACAACAACGAGGAATACACTAATCGCCCCTTAGATTGGCAACAGGTACTCTGTCTCAAACAAGAAATCCTAGCCGGCCGTTGGGAGTTTAACGGAGAATCGTTAATCGTAGGGCGTACGGGTCTTATACTTGATGGTCAACACAGTCTGATTGCTCTGATACTAGCTGTTGACGAGTACAATGCTAACCCTGATGAATACCCTGCTTGGTCTGAAGAGCCCAAAATTGACAAGCTGGTTGTGTGCGGCATAAAAGAGACTGACCAAGTTGTCAACACCATTAACACTGGCAAACGTCGAACCTTAGACGACGTGTTGTATCGTAGCGAGTATTTCGCTGATCTGACTGGTATTGAGCGTAAGAAGACAGCAAAGGTCTGTGCCTTCGCCACACGCACGTTATGGCATCGTATGGGGCTTCAGTCAGCATACGCCCCCAAACTCACGCACGGTGCGGCCTGTACGTTTCTCGAAGATCACCCCAACGTATTAGAGTCAGTCAATTTTATCACCACAGAAGATTCTTCAACTGATGGTGATGGTGGCGGCATCAGTACATTACTACCTCTTGGTTACGCTTCGGCATTTCATTATCTGATGTCAGCTGCTAAGAGCGACCCCCAAACATACCTTGAACAACCCGATGAAGTATCTCTAGATCTTGATCTTGCTGACAAGGCTAGTGAATATTTCGTACTACTCAACAATCAGCACCCAACAGTCGATGCAGTACGTAAGAAACTAGCTAAGCTAGAAGCGGAAGATGATTACGTTAGTAGGGATGAACGACTGTCAATTATTGTCAGTGGTTGGTTGGCTTGGACGGAACAAGGTCAGATTGAGTTGAAAGATTTGAAACTGTCTAAAGATGCAGAAGGTATGATTGACTTACCCGCTTGTGGCGGTGTTGACCTTCTTGAAGTTGAGTTCGAGTACTTGAGCGACGAAGAAGAATGATCATTCTAAAGCACATTAATAGTGATCTTGTCATACAACCAGGGGATTGGGTTGCACATGTAGAACAACATCCACAAGGTTTATCTTATTCTTACAACCAACCTTACATGAAGTGGTTTACAGAAGAACCAAGAAGGAGTTGGCTAGTTTGCAAACCGAATAATGGAAATGTGTGGAATGAAAGATTGTTAGAACAATACTTGGGAGAAGAGTTTAAGTTATTAGATGAGACCGAAACACTTGATAGTAAGTTCAAACTAACCAACGTGCATTACAGCGAACTAGAATTTGATTTGGTATAATGAATATAACTCATAGCGAGTTCTCCCAATGAAAGGAGGGGTTAGAACAATGTAAAATCGGTTGGACCGGGTATGGTGTCCGGATAAAGACCAACCAAACAGAGAAGAGCTTAGGTGTAGGTCGCATAATCGGAAGCAGAAGCATTGCACTATGATGATGGCGAAAGCTACCATAGGTAGATGATCCCAGAAACGATTCGACGTCTGGTGTGTGACATCTTGTAGGTTCGAATCCTACCCTACACCCCTATACGAACGCAGGTGGCGAAATTGGTAAACGCGAGAGATGCGAGGTGTGAAATCTTGTAGGACAGACGTTAAATGAACACTCTTTTATTAGAGAAGTCGCGTTGGTCTGGCGTGTACGGGCATCCCTATAAAGCCCTATAGTTTAAACTACTTGCAGGTTCGAATCCTGCCCTGCGTTCTCGTAAATAACGAAGAAAGGAGGGTACTAGAATGACGTGCTAAGCACGACCCCTAGGACCCTAGTTTGTTTAACGATGCCAAAATCAGCAGCTAGGGTCCTTTTTCTACTGTTTTCAAATTTCTTCAAAAGCCCGCTTGTGTTTTACCCGATCAGTTATTATATTGGGACTTAGTTGAGACTGGTATTTACGACAACCGAAGCTAAGGAGCATTCAGGATGACCACGGCAAGCAAGAAGTTACAAGCGAAACTGAACAAACCAAAGAAAGGACAAGCACATAACGTTGTAGTTCGTGCATTGGCTGGAACGGGAAAAACATTCACCCAAATCGTTGGTGTTGGTTGGGCGTTCGGTCACGATTGGGAAGAGATTCAAGAGAAGATTGTTGATCGTAAGGGTATGAAGCCTGGTACTGAAATTGTACCTAGTGAGCAGCAACGAGCTATTTGGTCAGCAATGGCTGAAACCAAGAACCCTAAGTCAGTTCTCTATTCTGCTTTCAACAAGTCGATCGTTCAGGAGTTTACCCAAGATTGGGGTTGGATGAATGACTGTTTAAATACCGAACTGATCTTTGCTACCGTCAATTCGCTGGGTTCACGAGCATTGTACAACGTGTATGGTCGGCTCAGTATGGACAATAATAGGGTTGATACCCTTATTGCAGAGCAGTTCCTGGGGAAAGACATCTGGCTAGCCCGCAAATCAGAGAATGAATTCCTTTCTGTTACCCGTAAGCTAATCGACCTAGCCAAGCTCACCCTACTTGGTTGGGAACGTGGTGAGAAGTATGACCCAGAATCGATTGAGGATCAAGAGCTACAGCGGTTGTGTAACCATTATGATCTCTTCCCAGAACAGCCGATACGGTCGTACGATTGTACTCGTTCTATATTGAGCGAATGCATGAAAGTTGATGAGTACCACCAAATCGATTTCAACGACCAAAATTGGCTGCCAGTGATTCACAATCTGTCATTGGTCAAGCATGATCTAGTTCTAGTCGATGAAGCACAAGACCTCCCACGTTGCAAGCAAGAGTTTCTATTGAAGATGTCCAACCGTATGATTTGTGTCGGTGATATTAACCAAGCGATCTATGGATTCGCTGGAGCAGACATACACTCAATACCCCGTATGGAACAACTACTAAAAGTAGACGAACCCCTTAATCTGAATCAAACCCGTCGCTGTGGTAAGCTGATCGTAGCTGAATGCCAGAAGATCGTACCTGACTTTGAAGTCCATGAAGACAATGAGGATGGAGAAGTGGTTCGCACCACTATAGGCAAGTACATCGATCTGGTTGAAGATGGTGACCTATGCTTATGTCGAGTCAACGCACCACTAGTAAGTCAAGCTTTGAGGTTCTTGCGTCTCGGTCGTAAGGCAGTCATACGCGGGCGGGCATTTGGTCAATCACTCATCAACTTCATCAAGAAGCTTAAAGCAGAAGACGTTAACGACTTGCTAGAGCGTCTAGATGATTGGGCAGACAAAGAGACATCGAAAGAGTATCGAAAGAAGAACCCTAGCGATTCTAAGCTCGTGATGATCAGCGATCGGGTAGACTGTATTAGGGTGTTTTGTGAAGAGTTCAATGAGGTTGAAGAAGTAATAGACAACATCAACCTAGTGTTCAACGGAAAGGAATGCCCCGAATGTCACAAACGGTTTAACGAAGATACAGCCCGTTGCCCCATATGTAAGACCGAACCAGACCCATCAAACCCAAGATATCAAACTGGACCAAAGTTGGTACTTCCACAAGGGGTCGTGTTTTCGTCTATACATAAGGCTAAAGGGTTGGAATCTGATAACGTATTCTTACTCGAACCAGAAGGAGCGACAGTACCGCACCCAATGGCAACTACGCCATGGCAGAAAAAACAAGAATCCAACCTTAGGTATGTAGCTCTGTCTAGGTCCAAGAAGAAGTTGGTTTATGTAGGAGACTAATTAACAAGGAAGAAAGGAATGGCAGACACGGACAAGATGTTCAAGCAGTACAAAGCAGGTAGAAGCTTGATTGGTATTGCGAGCAACAATCGTTGCAGCACGACAGAAGTTATCATGGTATTAATTCGAATGGGTGCAAACCCTAGAGTTGTAGATCAGATGATTAAAGAACCTAGAAGTAGGCGAGACGAAGAAAAGGAAGATGTCTATGTGGTGAAAACCCCGTTCCATGAACACACCCCTAATAAGTGTCGACTACTTGCAGGGATGGAAACAACAAACCCAATACTAGTTCCTCATTGTGAGGGATGCCAATGTTATTTAAGAAAGAAGTGAGCTATGCCCAAAGAAACAAAGAAAGACCTAGTTGATCGTTACGAAGCACGTCTTGAAGTTCTTGAACAAACGATTGAAGACTTGGAAGAGGAAGTCAGGGATGAGAAGATTACCAGTAAGGCTATTTCAGAAACTGCTCAAGAATCATATCAAACGATAACTAAGCTAAGACAAGAGAATAAAAAATTAAAATTCAAGCTGGCTAATTCTGAAGACATGCAAACCGCTTTAGAGATTGCTACCGAAACTTTAGGAGCTACAGAAGTTTATAAAAGGGTATTGTGTACAGCTTTAGGGATAGACTTTTATAAGTCATCCTGGGCTAGAGTTCTAACGATGACGCAAGAAGTGATATTCCAGTTCGAAGATCTTCAAGCAGTGAACAAGAAGTTGAAGGAAGAACCAAATGATTGTCGACAAGAACGAGAGCTGGATCGAAGTTGCGAAGGACATGGATGTAGCGAACCCACGACTTGAATTTCGTTGGAAGTTGTGTAATCTAGCCCCTAATTTTCTAACTGATTTCGATCGTTGGTTTGAATTCATGGTTAGCTACTCAGCATACAGAGTAAGTGTGGATAGGTTAGAAAATAACCTGAATAAGTTCAAAGAAAGGAAGCGAGATGTTGGTATTGTCAAGAAAGAAGGGTGAGAGAATCCTAATCGGTGATGATATCTGGATTACCGCAATCGAGATTCGAGGAGACAAAGTGCGTCTTGGAATTGAAGCGGGCGAAGACGTCAAAATTCTACGGGAAGAAGTATACGACGCAATAAGAAGGGAAAGTGAAACAGACAGAGATGAGTGACAGCGAGTACAAATCACCAAAAGAGTTGGTTGATGGGTTTTTCAGCAAGGACGATTTGGACAAGGCAAGAATGTCACCGGATGAAGTTGCCGATTTCATCAAGGGTGCGGAGCGATTCGAGGAAACCGATCCTGTAACGGGATATGCGGCGATCTGCTACCGCAAGGATGATCGGGTGTTGGTTTACGATGTCGTGACCCCTGAAGCCCGATAACGTCAAGGATAACCGGGCGGCGTGATGGAAAGTGACATCGGTGATGAGAGGTTTACCATGTTGAGCACTGTTATGCAGATGTTCGAGTTCATCAGCAGATTATGGCGGAAGAAACCGTTCTATCTGGTTACAGTCATTGAAGATTGCCCGTACTGGGCGAAGATACACACACTTCAGTTTCCAGAGTGTGTGAGTCGTGATGCTGCGATGGCAATGGCAGAGAATTGGAGAAAACACGCGTGCCCGAGTAAAGGTTGGATATGTAGTCGAGTCGAGCGTGAAGTGAGATGGGTTTGGCATTCTATCGAGGGACAAAAGCCGATCGTTCCCAGCAGTTATCAAATAGGTCGGCATACATGTAGGCAACGAGCGACACCCGTAGTTGCGTATTCTACATAGAAACAGGACTTGAGAAAATGAAAGTGAAACTAATCCAGAAACCAACTGAGTATAAATTAGTACTCGACAACGTTGGATGTGGATACTTTAAGATCAGTGAAAGCTGGATGGGGTTAAACAAGTTGGTTCACACAGCTTTTGAAAATCAGTGGATTATCTTAGACATGGATTCTCTCTCAAAAAGCGGTACGCTAGAAGTCCTAAAGCTATCACCCGCTTTAGCCATTAAGATAGAAAAAGGAGAAGAAACTTAGATGATAGACAATCTAAAAGAGAAGAAAGAAATTCTCTTCACAGTTTTGAAAGGGAGCATAAGAAACTGTGAGGGTCTTTGGGATGAGTCTGGGTATCAGGTTGAATGTATCGTTGAAGAAGATGGAGAGGCTGATTGCTTAAGAATGATAGCCTACCCACTTGATTGGCAATACAACGAAAAGCTGTTTCAGAATATAGATATTTACGAATTGCGAGTAGAAGCTTTTCCAAACTGCAAATTTGGATTTTTCTATAACGCTGAAGAAGGCTCTCTACACCTTGGTTGGTATCCGAAAGACAAAGATACGGAGTATTATGCTTTAGACATACTACAAACCAAGAAGGAAGTAGATGTCCAAAACATCTATACAACAGTGATGCAGGATTGAATCGTTGGGCGGAGCACTAGCCCGAATTCAGAGGTGGAGCTTGAATACCTAAGAACCGGGCTAGTGCAATCCAACCAAACAGACGCACTATGTTCCAGTCTTGTTTACAGAATCACCAATGATCCATGCGGATACTGTGGTGATTACCATCTTAACTTGCTCTTCGTCAAGACCTAGAACCTCGTTTGCGGCGACTACGGCTACAGCTAATACTGCTGCGTAGAATCTTCGACTGCCTAGCAAGGCTAATAAACGTTCAGTTAAAGGGGCGTTAGTTGACATGTCAATCTCCTTCAAGTATTTCTGCGTTTAGGTTGGATTGCTTTACGAAGGGGTGAACCGCAGATGCTACCCCAGCGATAGCTAAAAACTCGCAAACTTCAATTGGTACAAAGTACAGCAGGGCAAACCACGCACACGTACACGTAGCACACGTAGGCACAATACCTAACCACTTAATCTTTTCAAACAGTTTGAATGGTCCGTGTGTTTCATGTAAGCAGTAGTTCAAGTAGTAAGCCGCTATTCCTCTGATGATGACATCTGACATTTTCCAAGCTCCTTAACAAACACCGTCATCAACGCGAAGTGTTCAAACGGTATACAGTGTTGTTCCCCTTTGGTCATAACGTATTCAACACCTCTAACCTTACGAATGAATGTTCTTCGTGCTTCTACTAACCGGTCTGAATGGTCTAACGGTTCTCCACCACAATCAGTGCAGCCCATCGTACAACCTCGATATGGCTTCTGCTTTTAACTCAACGACTTCTTCAAAATCATTACAGTAGTTGTCCATGTGGATAAAAGAGGGTCTGTAATGCTGTGCTCCAAAGTAAGGTATCTGTTCTACATCTTCTATACCATTGAACAGAACGTCCCACTCGTCTTGGCTAACCTGGTCGACAACGTACGTTGTACACTCTTCAAGTAAGTTTCGATGAACCACAAAAAAGTTTTCTTGTAAATCCTTATGAGTTAGATACCACTGCATCGATAATGATTGTGGGAACGCCCTTTGTTTACCCTGCAAAATGTCTTCTATATTGAATTCATCATAGGGAAAGATATCACCATGTAAAAACAACGCGTAATCAGTTTTGCACTTAGGTAACACGGCGGGAGGGGTTGAACGTATTCGATCTTTGTAGCTTGATGGTTGAACTTCTTGAGCGGTCAACTCCAAGCTTTTAATTCCGAAATTGCTGACATCCTTATACCTAAATTGTGAAGCCATAGCCCGGTTGAAGTGTAATGGACCTTGAACGTACACAACCTCATCCGCTCGAATGTACTTGTTGATCGCTTTTAATTGTAGCGGCAAGTACGTTGTACGTTCCCCTCCTAAGATGTATGTGGTCAAGCTCATCAGTTGTTTCTCGGTTCAACTCTTACGGTTATTGGAAAGGTAGTAGGTACGCATTGCAAATCGGGATCGTTGCAATCGTTAGTGACTGTCACATCCATGTTCATTTCACGTGGTGGGCAATTACCGTTGGCTGGATAAGGGTAAGAAACACTAGTCATCGCAATTGAAATGTTAGGACAAGGACCTGCAGTACCAATGTCTAAATTCAACACCCAATTGTTTGCTATGCAATTAAGATTACCTAATGCTTCTCTCAAACCATGACTGCAGTTAGCTCTACAGTATGTACAAGGAACCGTACCATCCCCAACACAGTAACGACAATCCGGATCAGCAACGGTATCAGGTATGCAAGTTGGTTGGGGACCTCCAGCACACTCACAAGGGTTGATCGCTATACCATCCCATGTAGGATCAGTACAACTATCAATAATGTATGGTCCTGGTTGCTCTGTTAAGTAGAGACAATCTGAATCAAAGCTATAAGGGACGGTAATACCATCTAAGCAACTACAGATGGGATGAGTGAAGATACCAGAGGGAAGAATGATATCGTAATTGTCAGCACAAGAGTAGAAGCAGTTAGGACAATTAGCAGGGTGTAATGGACAGCAATTGGTAATAACAAATTTACATTCGCAGTTGTAGCAAGCTTCGTAATCTTTACCGTTCTCTAATGTTTGGTCAGTACAGTTGAGAACGTTGATAGTACCAGGTAGTACCACCTCATCAATATTCCACAAGCAGACTAACCCGCTCATGGTACCACCTTCTCCAGGAAGTAGATCTTGGTCTAGTGTTCCTTTTACACACACTCTACCTTTTTTACCTGCACCTCCACCAGCTAAGACCACCCATCGACCATACTTAGTTTTGCTGATGATAACGTAGTCATCAGTTATAACCGTTTCACTTACGTTGTATACAACCTCGTCAGGGTGAGCCAATATGAGAGTACGGTTAGCATGGTCTTTATCAATTTTCCATACTTGGCATTCTGCTCTTCCTGGGGTAGTACCGCTTCTAGCAGGTATACCACCAACAGGTGGAGCAGCTATGTACAGATCATTTCCCAACACCGGCGTAGTCATATTGACCGGACGTATACGTGACTTCTCTTCACGCAAGTACCATTCGTACATACGTTGGAATTTAACACGTTCGGCAGGTGTTAGGACATGTGCGGTAGTCATTTAGGTACCACAACTAATTTGATTCGTACCTCTACAGGAGCAACCAATTCGAACCGATCGAAATCAGAGAGTACCAATTGTTGGCATCCTTGTGGAGGTATTACAATTCCACAAACGTAATCTTGTTTTGATGTTTTGTCACGAACAACCACTATGGACTGTTCGATTTGTTGTTTCTCTTCTTCAGAAGGATTCTTAGCTGGTTTACCCTCTAAGTTCTCAACGATAATCATCGCTATGTCTTTAGGATCAACCCAACCTAAATCAAATTCTGTAGGGGTGTTAGCTTTTAATCTCTTGATTCGGTTGTACACCTGTCGATCATCAAACTCACCTTCCCCTTTCGATTCAAAGGAAAAAGACTTTTCATAGCCAAACGGTTGTTCAGCTCTCTCCATGTGGTGGTACACCTGAAGTTTGGCTGTAAGAATACTCATGGTTAAGCTCGCTTAAGTTAGGCTAGTGTGGTTGGCATGCCTAATAAAAAGAAGTTGTATTCGTCGCTGATTTCAATCTTGGGCAAGTAAGCTATAGTAGCTTCATCAATCGCCGGGTTACCAGCAGCATTCAAATAAGTTCGACCAGGGTTACCATTTTTGTCAATGAATCGGATGTAATCCGTTGGGTCTGTACTAGGCTGACTCACCCCAGCTACGTTAACCCACAGACCAGAAGTTTCGTCCCATTGACCATCAAGCACCATTTCACTTTCTTGTGGAACGTCACTTAAATCAAATGTGTCTATATCGATATCGTATTCAAACGTGGTTGGATAGTAATAGAAACAAGTTGCGTATAGACGTCGTTCCCAACTAATGTTATCTAAACGAATCGTGCGAGGGTCTAACCCCCACATACTTAACTCGTTGACTGAATTGTGAGCTTCTGAATATTGACTTAAGGGTAGGCTTAGCTTGTTCTGGGTAATCTGTACTGTGGGATATCCTCTGGGATATTCAACTTGCACACGTTCAAAGCTAATCGTTTTTATTGGGTTGTCATTCCTATCTCTATCGTACAAAAAAGAACGAGTAACAAACGATCCACTAATTTGATCTGGTTCAGCTAATGGATTCTCTATGCTAGTATCGTTACAACGTTCTAAAGGTAGCGTTGAGAATTTTTGGTCGACTAGCCAAAGGGTTTTATCCCTACCTGCTTGTACAGACGCGTGACCCTGTTTGACTGGTCGTACTTTTAGATAGGGCGTACAGAATGCCCATGGATCTAGTTCACCAAAAAAGTTCCAAACAGAACCAATAGTAGGTAAGCCAGTAGCTTCCATTACTACCCCTGGACCTTCTTTACCATCTGCTAACACATGCCAGGTTACGTTGTATGTGCGATGGCCTCTCTCGTCTCGATCAAGAGTCCAAGACTTGATGCTTTGGCCTGGTGCTAGTACTTCTGCCATTGTGGTTACCTTAAACCTACAGGTTCTACCCTAAGGGTGTCTGCTTCCGCTTCAAGTTGTTGCTTACCTACTTCTACTAGTTCTTCCGTCTTCGATAGTAAGTCCTTAGTCAACTTGTTATCGGCGATATTGTTGACAATCGATTCTGTAATTTTCGGTACTTCTTCCCTAATAGTGGCTGCACTTTCTTTAGCGAATTGACCGGTACGTTGCACGGCTTCATTTTGATTGAACCGTTTGAACTCTTCAGAAGCTATATCTTTAATCGCTTGACTAAAGTCTCCAAAGCTTTGAACCTGTCCACCAGTTTCAAGATCTCCACTAAGTTCAGCAAAGAAGTCTTCAAACGTACCAAACTCATCACCGGTTAGTAGTGCTTTGATCTTACGCGTAACAAACTCGAAGAATTCCCCTAGTTTTTCACCAGCTACTTTGATACCTGCTAAAACACTCTTGATGAAATCTTTTGTAAATACCTTTTTGAATTGTTCAATCAAGAACCCAAACAGGACTGTAAATATTCTACGAGTAATCCTATTGGTAGTAATGATCAACTCTACTAATGATTCCATCGCATTCTTCACAACTGAAACAGTCTTTTCCCAACTACCTGCGAATGCGAATACGATAGCGATTAATCCAGCTATAGCTACAACTGCTAAACCTACAGGATTGGTAAAGCCCGCTAAGAAGATAGCTGCTTTAATTAGTGCTCCAACAAGACTACCTACCCCAGACGTGGCTAGACTTAGCATTCCAACTAACTTACCACCTATGATCAATGCGGGTCCGGCAGCTGCGGTTACGGCAGCAATCTGAATAGAAAGTTCTTGATTCTTATCTATCCAATCTCCCGCTCTTTCACTAATGTCTATGATCCTGTCTGTAAGTTTAATAACAGTCGGAAGAAGTTTTTGTCCTAGTCGTTGTGCAGCAACCTCAACTTTTGTTTTTAGTTGGTCATACATGAACCCTAATTGGTTAACACCTTCTGTTTGTGCTTTGAACGCTTTATCTGCTGCTCCCGATGCGTTGTTGACTGCTTTTTGCTTAGCGACGTATTCATCAGCTAGACCACCTGTTAAGGCAAGAGCTTGGGTTGAACCTTCAATACTGCCAATGTATTTTTGTAAAGGCTTACCGGATTCTTCAGCTGCGGTAGTGATAGCCTTAATTGCTCCCGCTAATCCCTTCTGTTTGACTAATGCAGCACCAGACGCTAATCCCTGACTCTTCAATAATTCATTGAGATCACTAGTTGGAGCAGCTAGGGCAGCAAATATACCTCGTAATTGAGTTGCAGCTTCTGCGGTATTACCAGTCACTCCGGTAACTACTGACATAATCCCGAACAGTTCTTCTTGAGATGCTCCCAAACTAGACCCAAGAGCAGTAACTTTACCCATGTTTTTAGCAAGTTCAGGAAAGCTAGTTTGACCAAGTTCATTAGTCTTTAAAGCTAAGTCTAGTACGTGCTTGACTGCTTCGGCTGACGTATCACCATAAGCTTTGGTTACTCCACTGGCTAATTCAAGAGCTTCAGTAACAGTAGAACCGCCGGCTGTAGCTGCACGGGCTAGGGTCTCCATTGTAGCTACCGTATCTTCACTGTCTCCAAACGCACTAACTACCTTCTCTAAACCTAGTCCCATCTCAGTTGTTGACCGGCCTGTTTTGATACCTATATCCTGAATAGCATTACCTAATTCTCTGGTACGCTCAGTGGAAACACCTAACGCTTCTACTTTCCCTAGTAGTCTATTGAAATCGACTGCTGTCTTAACTGCCCCAACTCCAGCCGCTGCCATAGGTGCAGTAATACCAAGAGTGAGCTTCTTCCCCAGAGACGTGGTAGACGCAGCAACAGATTTAATCTTCGCATCTACCGCTACAATCTTCTTTTCAAAAGTCGTTACTTGATTGGTAGCGGTGTCTAGCATCTTAGTGTAGCTAGCACTTTCCCCAATCAGTTTAACTATTAGTTTTTCGATTGCCATGTTTGATACTCTTTGCGAAGATCATGTTCCAGACGTTTTTCTCTTCCATTAGCTTTTTCTTGTTCTTAGCGTCTTGCTCTAAAACCTTGTCGATTTCTGGGGTAGGTTGTGCCTCCTCTGGTTTGTTAGATTTGAACAGCTTATTCATGCCGAACGTGATTAGTAATTGTCCTATCTTGGTTGGTGCTTGTCCTCTCTTCTTATTCTGATCTCTAACCAATGCAGCGACTTGCATTAAATAGTGATCTGTTCGATTGGGTCTGTTCCATTGCCGTTGTAAGTAGAGCATCCAAAGTTTTAGTTGTCGTTCTGAATGCTTTTCTTGTACTTCGTTCAAACTCATCCCTAAGTGACTAGCTAAGTCGAACCATCCTTGGTTCTCTAGCATTAGTTTTTTAGTTCATCCTCATCGTCCTCATCATTCTGCTTCAATCCAGAAATCTCAAGAGCGGTTTCAGACAGTTGAATGATTTGACGACTCTTGAGAGTGTTTAAGAAGTCAGAAGTGACGAATGCGTTAGCCTCTAAGTCATAGAGACACATTGTCAGAATGAGGTATTCCATACCTCCAGGATCTACTACTTTGGTACCTACGTCGGTTTGTCGTACTGATTGACTAGCAATACGCTTGAACTTCTTACCATCTTCGGCAGATGCTTCGCGTAGTTCATAATCTTTACCTTTGAGACCTTTGACAGGTACTACAATGTCGAGATCTTCTGAATAGTCGAATCCTTTGTGAGACATAGTTAAGCTCCGGTATGTTTGGTTGGATTTTGGTTGTTAATTACGGTGCAGTGTAGATTGGGTCTTCTTCTGTGCCCGTTGTTGGATCATTGTTGCTGATCACGTACTCGACGGTAGCGGTAGGCTTTTCGCCCTCTACCAATTCGCCAGGTGTAAACGATTTCAACCAACCCCAAAAAGTCCAACTAGAACCGTCAGGAAACCACACAGTGATGTTGGTTGGATCATTGATAACCGTATTAGCAACAGACAAAAATTGCGGACTGTACTTTGCAGTAGCAGTTAGCAATCCCATCTCAATCAAAGCGGGTACGCACTTACGCATCCACCGTTCTGAGTACATGTCTGTACCGTCGATTGGGTCACCACCTTCAAGTGATGGTGGAGTTACTGAAACTTCCCACAGTGCAACACCAGGGGCATTACCCATAGCGATACGTGTGGAAAAGCCATTCTCTAACGGGGTGTTAGCTGCTTTTGATGCAGCGGTAGGTAGGGCGACAACTGCTGGAGCAGCCATAGTTATTGTTCCTTCTTAAGTTAGGAAACATCGGGTGTAATAGAAACCAGAACATTGTGTGACATTAAATATCTTTTACCCTGCCCGGTCTCTAACTCTTGTCCCAATGGAATAGGACCGCTGACTGTCTCTATACCGTGGAACTTGTACAAATGCTCACTGTCGTTATCTGCGTAGTCAACGAAAGTGATTTGTTGATTAGCAACTCTGTCTAAAGCAATCTTGATTTCATGAGCACGCTTCCAAGCTTCATTGTCGCAATTATTGCGGGTACGGATTTGGAGTCCATACCGTAAACATGTATACAAAGCTACTTGGTTGCGTATTCCCTTTTCAGGTGTCGTATCATTGATCGCTATACAATTGTTGGAATGCTGTGGAAGGTTCGTCGTGTACAAAAGCCAATCAGTATCAAAACCAGCATCGTCGATCGTAGCAGGGTCAACACCCAAACCTTGACCAATCAAGTACTGAGCTATGATCCTACTGACAGGGTGAACAACAGCATCAAATCTAACTGTGGTCATTTAGATTTCCTTGTGAATGCTGATGCTCGAAGGTTACCCGTGTCGATAGGGGTCTGCTTCATGGCTAACCGTTGAAGTTTCAAACCTGCACGCAAGAGAGCTTGTTCCATACTGACCTTACCCGTAGCAGTAAGTTTGCTAACTTCTTTTAGTAAGGTTGGTCCTTGTTCTCTAGCAGGTTTCTCCAAAAACTTTGCGTTTGTACCTGGTGCTCGGAATGTGGTACCTGTAGCTTCATGAACGTAAATTGCATAGTTGGCTGTGAAGCCAACTTCTACAGCTGTTTCTGAAGCTTTTTTACGTCGGTCTTCAAACGATTTTCGAAGTCGACCTACACCACTAATTCTTAAACCAGCCACGATTCAAACCTACGGGGTTGTGTCGATACCAATAACCACTTGCAAAAGACCATCCGCACCACTTGAGATCGTGACTGGGAAAC